GTGGTTTGTGGACAGGAACACCCGGTGAAGTATTAGAGAAACATGCTTTCGTAAGTAAAGCATCTGATGCTAAAAGAATTGATGGTTCTTCTAATTACATTGGTAATGTACTTAGAAATGAATCATCATATATTTGGTTGGGACTTGTAACTCAATTAACTGAAACCACAATAGATAGTAATACTCATGCTGGACAACCAAAAGCAAATACAACATTTAATCGAATCAATGGTGCTAGTCAATCATTACAAATGCCAGGTGGTTCATTAACACTTGGTGTTGATGATAACATACTTTTAGATGGCGAACTTCAGGCTGGTTATGCTCTTTTCACAACTCCAGAAGTTGTAGATGTTACACTCGTTATGGGTGGACCTGCTTCAACAACAACAGGTAAATGGATTATTGATAACATCACATCTGTACGAAAAGATTGTATCGCACTTGTTTCACCAGCAAAAGCTTCAGTTGTAAATGCTGGAACAGGTCAAGTAGCTGCACTTACCGTAGATAATACTGCTCTTGGTTCTTCAAGTTATGCAGTTATGGATGGTGCTTGGAAATATCAGTATGACCGATACAATGATGTTTTCCGTTATGTTCCAATGAACGGTGACATTGCTGGATTGTGTGCAAGAACAGATTTCACGAATGATGCTTGGTGGTCACCTGCTGGGTTGAATCGTGGTGGAATTAAAAACATTGTTAAATTGTCTTGGGAAGCTACTAAAGCAGACCGTGACACACTCTATCCAATTTGTGTTAATCCTTTGATTACACAAAGAGGTACTGGTGTAGTTCTTTGGGGTGATAAAACAATGCAGACAGTTCCAAGTGCATTTGATAGAATCAACGTAAGACGTTTGTTTATTGTTCTCGAAAAAGCAATCAGTATTGCCGCTAAAGCAATGTTGTTTGAGTTCAACGATGAATTTACACGATCTCAATTCGTAAATATGGTTGAGCCTTTCTTGAGAGAAATACAAGGTAGGCGAGGTATTACAGACTTTAAGGTAGTATGTGACAGTTCTAATAATACAGGACAAGTAATTGATACTAATAATTTTGTTGGTGATATTTATATCAAACCAGCAAGGTCTATTAATTTCATTCAATTGAACTTTATTGCCGCTCGTTCTGATGTTTCTTTTTCAGAAATCGGTGGTTAAATCTTATAAATATATACAAACTTAAAGGAGTAAACAATGTCTACAATCTCAGATTTTAAAAATAACTTTAATGGAGGGGTTCGACCCAATCTATATAAAGTTGTAGTAAATGCCCCTGTTATTGGGCAGATGGATTTACAGTTTCTCGGTAAAGCAACACAGATTCCAGGTTCTACTATTGGTAATATTGATGTTGCTTATCGTGGACGTATGCTCAAAGTTCCTGGTGATCGTACATTTGAAGATTGGACCGTAACTATTCTTGGTGATCCTGAATGGAGAGCAAGAACAGCTATGGAACAATGGATGAATTCTATTACAAATCATTCACAAAATAGAACATCTGTTTCTACAAATGATATCTATGGAACTGCTACAGTTTCACAGTTAAACCGCAAAGGTAATACTATCAGAACTTATCGTATGCAGGATATTTATCCTACAACTTTGGCTCCTATTGAATTAGCAATGGACCCTGATGGCGCACCAGAAGAATTTGCAGTAACATTTGCCATGAATAACTTCACGGTTGATGGAGCAGGTATGGATGGTTCTTCTAATAATGGTGTTGATATTTCAATTAGTGGTTCTATTAGTCTTGGTGGTGTAACAATTAGCGGAAGTATTTAAATCTTTGATGAAGGGGGAGTTAATTCTCCCCCTTTCTTTTTAATATTATAACAAGGTAAAATATATGGCTGGTTTTGAGTTATTTGGTTTTGAAATAAAATCTAAAGATAAAAAGAAAAGAAAAACATTTGTAACACCAGAAAATCTTGATGGTGCAACACAAGTCGTTGAGGGCGGTGGAGTCTATGGTCATTACCTGGATACAGGTGTTGATGCTAAAGACGAAAATGTTTTAATTCAGAAATATCGTGAAATGTCTATGTCACAGGAAGTTGACTTAGCAATTTCTGATGTTGTCAATGAAGCTGTTGTTCATGAAGATGGCAAGACTACTATTTCTCTTTCTTTAGATAATGTCGAACAAAGTGATGGTATTAAAACTAAAATATCAAATGAATTTAAATCTATTTTAAAACTTTTAGATTTTAATAAAACAGGCTCAGATTTATTTAAAAAATGGTATGTTGATGGAAAATTATATCATCATATTATAATTGATAAAAATAAAGTAAAAGACGGTATTAAAGAATTAGTTCCAATTGATGCTTTAAATATACAAAAAATTGACGAAGTAAAAAAAGAAAAAGATCCAGTAACAAATGTAGAAATGGTAGTAGATACACAGGAATATTTTGTATATACACCATCACAGAGTAATCAATCATTTATTAATACTGCTGGATCAGAATTAGTTCGTGTTGCACCTGATTCTATTTCTTATGTTCATTCTGGTATGGTGGACAATCAAAAACAAATCATTATAGGTTATTTGTATAAATCAATTAAACCATACAACCAACTTAGAATGATTGAGGATTCTCTTGTTATATACAGACTTGCAAGAGCTCCAGAAAGACGAATCTTTTATATTGATGTTGGTAACTTACCTAAACTAAAAGCAGAACAATATTTACGTTCTGTAATGGATAAGTATAAACAGAAAGTAATATATAATGCTTCTACAGGTGAAGTAGAAGATCAGAAAAAACAAATGTCAATGTTGGAAGATTTTTGGTTGCCACGGAGAGATGGTGGACGAGGAACAGAAATTTCTACATTACCATCAGGACAGAATCTTGGTGAAATAGAAGATATAGAATATTTTAGAAAGAAACTCTATCAATCTCTGAGCGTTCCAATTTCCCGTATTGAAGGAACAGAACAAACTGCTTTTAATCTTGGTAGAGCATCAGAAATTAATAGAGATGAAATTAAGTTTGCTAAGTTCATAGCTAAGTTACGACATAGATTTTCTCATTTGTTCACAGATTTGTTAAGAATACAATTAATCTTGAAGGGTATTATTAACGAAGAGGATTGGTTTGAGATCAAAGATGATATTGACTATATTTGGACAATAGATTCACATTTCTCTGAACTAAAGAACAATGAAATTATTAGAGAACGATTTGAAATTTTGCAAACTATGGAAGAATATATTGGTAAGTTTATTAGTAAAGAATGGGTTCAGAAAAATATTCTTAAACAAACAGATGAAGATATAAAACAAATGCAAAAACAGATTGATAAAGAAAAAGAAGAAGAAGCGCCTGATGAAGATGATGTAGATGTAGACGCAGAGGATTTCTAATGACATTAAGAAAATCTAGCTTTATTGAAAATTATAAAAAGAAACTTTCTGTGCCTAATTTAAATAGTATTAAAGAGGCTATTCATTATGCCTTTAAATTGACAGATAAATATGGTATAAATAAGTTAAATAAATCTATTCTTGAAGCGTCTATTAAATATAATATTGAAGAAAATATATTGAGAGATAATATTGATAATTTTTTTGAAAGGGATAACGATGAGTGATTTAAAACAAACAATTTTTCAAAACATTTTAGATAAAAAATTCACAAAAGCAAATAAAGACTTTGATGGTATTATGAAAGATAAAGTTTTTTCTGCTGTTGCTGATTACAAAAAAGATTTTAAATACAACCCTGTAGATGCTTCAGAAGTAGAACCATCAACACCAGAGGATAAACAAGATGGATAATATAGAAACACAAGACGAAGCATTAAGTATAGCACAACGAAATAAAAAATCCAGAATAATGAAAGCAAAAGGAAAAATTATTGCTCGTAAACGTGCTATATCAATGAAGAAAAAATCTAGCCCAGACAAATTGAAAAAGAAAGCCCAAAAGAAAGCTAGAGATTTAATTGCTAAAAAAATGCTAAAAGGAAAAAGTAAAGCTGAGCTATCACAATCAGGTAAAGAAAATTTAGAAAAAAAATTAGATAAGAAAAAAGCACTTATTAAAAAGGTGGGAAAAAAATTATTGGTAAAGGTCAAAAAAGCAGAAACTGATAGATTATCAAAGAAGAAAAGTAAGTAAATGAAATCTTTTAAAGAATTACAAGAAGTTATAGCTGCTGATATAAGAAAGAAAATTATTTCAGATGGTATAGTTTATGAAATA